GCATCCGACGAGCTCATCCCCGACGACTTCAATCCATAAAAAATCAGTACCGGTTATGGTTGCAGGGGCGTGATATTCACTTACATAAATCTCGTCTGAATTGGGTTTGGTAAATGCAAAAAAACCTTTAACCTGGGTACAATTTAATGCCCCTGGCCATTCGGAACTAGTAATTTTTGACAAAGTACCTGCGGCATATGAGTATAAATATCCGTCAGTATTACTATCTGTGATCATTAAATGAGTGTCGGAAGTATCCATTGACACAGGCCCGGAAGTAGACTCCAAGGTATCAATCAATGTAGCGGTCATACTGGAATTGATTTTATAAAAACTATTGCCTATTACGGCATAAGATTGTTCTTCATGAGAAAATAAGCCCCGTACTTCGGCATATTTGGGAGTAACTAAAGCGGTATGCCCTGGGCTACCGTATAACTCTGGACCTCCATGAAGACCTGCCATCCGAAACCATAAGTTTTTCGGAAATCTCCCCTTCGGTCCGGGCGTGGCATTAACAAAATCTAATTTTATCGGCTCGATCATCTGAAGCCCCTTGTATTATCCCGGCTGAAAGAAAAGAGATCCTTCCTCACTATCGAAATCCAGACACCTTTGTTTCTCCGAATCGGCCTCTGCTTTTGCGGTTATAAGCTCCTGGTCTGTCATGCCTGCGATCCTGCCCATACGATATCTAAGCCCTGCCATAAGATATTCAGCAAACTGGATCGGATAATCGGGCTCGTTACCGGCGGCGTCCATGTCCTCGAGGGTACGTTCATAATTAAAATGAAGTACCCGTTGAACATCATCTGCCACGGGCCAGATATAAAGCTTTCCGGTAGTCCTTAAAGGCTCATAGAACACCTTATTCGTCACACCTGATGAGCTTTTGTCTGGTATGCTCATATAATCAGACCTACTTACCAGGTGCACAGGGGTTTCCATGCCTGAGGAATTTTCTATTCGAATTGTGTCCGGGATAATTCTTATGGGTTTTTCTATTATGGTGGTGTAGGTATAAACATGATTATCAACAGCCACATCGTCGGTAAGGTTGGCGTCCAGGGTAACTTGAGTGGAAGAATCTACGGAGGTGATAGTCGTCCATTGAAGATCTCCGCCGTCAAGCTCTATGCCGATATTATCCCCTGCGGTCATCCCGGTGGTAGAGTCAACAACAAGGGTGTTATTCCCTGAAGTCTGAGCGGTGGCAACTTCTGTTTTTAAATAACTTGCGCTGGCTTCATCTCCACCGGTGCCCAGGGTATAAGACTCTTGATTAAGCACAAAAAATAACGTACCGTCCGCGATTGCCCATAAATGTAGGCCGTCCATCATGTCCGCTTTTATCATGGCTTGCAGGCGTAATATGGCCTTTGTTTTAATATGGTTTGCTACCGGCTGACCTTCTGATTTTAAGTTTAAATCTTCACAAACGTCGTTTATGATAGTCGTCCTGGAAATACTAAAATCCGTTGATCCTGAAGTGGCCATTATAGATCGTCCTTTGTAATTGGATTAGAGGGATCAATATAAACATCTTCCTGCTCTGGCCGGTCTTCAATTCTTCGTGTCTGCTCTGATCTGGGTTTCCAGTAATTAGATTCTGGCTCTGGCTCCCAGCATTTGGAGCATACAAGGAATTTATCCCATCGTTTACGAAGCTGGCTGAGCTTGAATTTACCGCCACATTCATCACAAATGGCGTTTCTATCTCCGTGTTTATAATAATCCGCACTTCCCATAGGCTTTTACTCTTTTACACGGAAATGGATCGTCAGATCGTAGGAATCCAGGTTGGCCGCTTCCAGGGTGGTAAGCAGTAAATTGCCGGTACGGTCACCGGATTCACCGTCATCGATAAATGGCCCTTCGATTACACCTTCCGCGCTACCATCGGAGCCGCAGTTAATTATCTTCACCAGTTTTCGAGGCGCCCGATCGAACTCAAGCTTTACGCCCATACCCTGAAGTCGATATTCGATCTTATCTATCCGGAGACGGGTGGCCTGTTTGCCATTCACAGTTTTAAAGCCGGAAGGGTCTATCTTTATGGCGTCTGTTTCCCCGGTGCCATCGGAATAATTACTGAAATTAACTATGTATTTTTTATAATTATTCTCGTTTAAGGCCATGGGATTGGTGTCCCAGTTCGGGGGATAAATATATTCCCGGTTTACGCTGTCAGCCATTTTATTGATCCTTTATGGGTTCATGGTACGTTGTTGGTTTTTGGGGCTTGTTGTCGTCTAAATCTTCACCATCGTTAAATTCCAGGCAGGTCCAGTCTTTATTTTTATAAGCCCAGGCCAGCCACATTCTTTTAACGTGATTTTTTACTATCTCGGGTTGAGTCATTACCTGGATAGGAATATCTGAATTTTCATCGAGGATACGTTCAAGGTTGCTGTCATGTTCGGTTTGTTCGTATTTAGAAGAATCTCCATGGAGTTGTTCAAACTCTGTACATCCTCTTTTCAGGATGATGTCGATATCCTCTCTGATCTCACGTTGTACAATGGGTTTTACAAGGTCGTATATTTGCCGGCCGTTATCCAGGTCTTTACAATAAAAATAACCGCCGTAAAGTCTATCTACATAAGGCCGAAGTTCGGCGCCGCATTTAGACGGGAGGTCGAGGGAAAGCATGATGTCATATAGCTGGAAAAGTTCTTTAACGGTTTTCGGCGTGACAACCACTTTAAAACACGAAAAACAAGCGGAATGAATAATCTTTAACTGATCGAAATAAATCTGATGCCAAAGGCCGCAGTTAATCCAATCTGGTTGTTGGATAAATATCCATGGATTATTTACATGCATCACCTGTTTTACGCGTCTGATCTTGTTGTCTTCAGGGTCTACATATAGCCTTCCGTTCATAAACAAAGGCTTTAATTTGCCGATCAAATCGTTTTTTTCTATCTCTTTCCACATTGATGTGCTCATGCTTTCCCTCTTTTCCTCTTTGGTAGTTTAAAAATTATCTTTCTTTTGCCGCCAGGACATAGTCCATGGTCAGCGTAGCCGCCGAGCTGTTACCTGCTTGGACCGTGATCGCGACGCCCAGCTCAGTGGTCGGGAAGTCGGTCGTGGTCACTGATCCGGTAAGCACATCGTCCACATAAAAGTCGAATTTGGATACACCGTCGAAATAAAAGCCCAGGGTAATCTCGCCCGTGGTGGCGGTAGCGATAGCCGTATCTGCGCCGACGGAAGCCGAAGACTTCATTATCTGGAAGTCCCAGTTGGTATCACCGTCATCTTTACGGAAATACACACCGTCCGCAGGGGCCCCGGCAACGGGAGTTTGGTCGTCTACATGCAAGCCGATAATAACGTCCTGCTGAGTAGCCCCTGCCATGGCCGCAACCTTGGCTTTAAACCAGGCCTTTTTACCGGCTTCCAGCTTAAAACATTCAGCTACGGTGGCGATCTGCGCCAGGGCATTATCCGCGGCGTTCGTGGTTAACAGGATTCTACCGCCGTCACCGTCGGCCAGGGCCACGGATCCGGAAGCCGCGACGATATCCCATGTCTCGCCGTCAGTGGAATTGTAAAAATCAAAATCGTCAAAGAAGACATGCACCTTGGTAGGATCCGGAGCCAGAAACATTCCCATGGTCGAGGATCTATCTACATTGGTGACGCCTTTATCGTATCGGGTAGGTGAACTCATGATTGAAAATCTCCTTAAAACGTCCGTAAAGGACGCCCCAGCCCGTTAAGACCAGGGCGTTTTATGGATGGTTAATGGTAGGGGTTAGCCAGCACCTTCAGAGCCGTAAACTTGTCTGAAATCTCCCCAGCCAGGGATATAACGCTCATAGCCTTTGAATTTATCGTTATCCGAATCAAAGGCATTATCACGTTTAAACTCCATCTTGGCCCGTTGCAGGGATATCATTCCTTCAGGACAATCGGTTCTTACGAAAAACTGGTCGGTATCATCGAAATAATTATTTACCATGACACCTTTCGGGAACATGCCCATGGAACGAATCGCGTTTACTGCATTATTACCGGTTTCAGACTGCAATTGACTTTTATAAAGCCTTTCCGCTTCAAATGCTTCGTTCGGATGAACTAGCAACATCTGAGGCTTAATTGCTATCTGAAGGCCTTTAGAATTTTTGGCAGTCATGACCAGGACCAGGACATCTTCTACGGAAGACTCGCAAAGGTCTGCGGCTGTGGAGAGCTTATTCGCCTGACTTCCGACTGAGGTAACATGATCGGTGGCAAGCAATGTTTTACCATCTCCGCCGGTATACCCTGCGGTTACGGCACGGTTATAAATATTGGCATGCACGATCTCTTTGGTAGTTCGGAAAGAAAAGGCCAGGGCTTTTGCACGCCTGGGGCCTACGATATCGTAAAGATTATCGTCTCTTTCTTCCCTGGTTACCTGGAACCCAAGGCTATAAGCTACGTTGGTTAATGAATGGGTAATCCCCTGAAGTTCATCTTCATACTTGGAGTTTTCTCCCTGGGGTTTAACCGGGACTAACCCAAAACCGGTTAATTCAACAATTTCTTCCCAAGCGCGGCTGGACGGTTTTACTTCAAAACATCGGGTATATTGGGGTTCAAAAGCTTTGTACTGTCTTCCAAACCATATCATTACACCCGGGACGACCGCTTTTGGGACTGAACCTGTGTTAATAGCCATTATTCAATCCCTCCTTATGCGCCTAACACGCCAAGGGAGCCGTCGCCGTCGCCCGTTGACCTGAAGGTATGAAGGTTGATAAGTACCTGCCAGATGGCAAAATCACCAAGGACATTATCCGGGTAATCAGCGACTTTAAGGATAATAAGCTGATTAGACGCATCTGCGGCCGGCACATCGGAGCTCATGTCCAGCTCAATGCCGGATAGTCCGGTTACCGTAGATCCGCTGTGCGTTGCGATAAGTACTCCGTTCGCCCCAGGCATAAGATCAGTTGGAGTTCCGGCGCCATCATCTCTGATCTCAAAGATTACAGTCGGATCGATAACGACGTTCGCGTATCGTTCCGTAGAGGCAGGGTTATATAACTGTTGATTGTTCATGTTGGGTTCGAAAGACTCGATCACACCGGTGATATAGTTTCCGTTCCCGACCGTAGCTTTGTTAATGGTTAAATGTTTGCCGGTAGCTTCCCTTTCGGCGGCTGTGGGTGAGATTACTACTGGATCACCAACATATAAGGCGGTCGCATAGGATGAAGAGATATAACATCTTTCAGTAATACCGTTCCAATTTGCGCCGCCTAAATGTCCAACGGGCCTTAAACCGAAGGGTGCATCAATGTTTCCCATGATTACACCTCGTTATTATGTTTTTATGTGTCCGGAGGTCGAACACGGCCTTTACCATGCTCGATCGAAATCCCTTCTTCCGGGATATAGCGGCCGTCAAGGGCTTCTTCTCCCGTGGGATTTGCGCCTTTTTTAATGCGTTTTTCTATCTGTTTACGACTTGCCTCTTTTGCCGCTTTGTCTTCGTTGTAATATTCCTTTTTTATCCGCATGAGGTAACCCATTTTCGGGGTGCCGTCAGCGCGGTATCCGACGATTTTACGTACCCTGGCCGTGGTCATGTCTCGTTCATTATTGGCACCTTCGCCTTGCGACTTGCCGGTGTCTTCAGTGACAAACTCCCACCATGCATCCTGGGCCGCTTCTAATCTGCCGGGACGGTCCTCGAATACCCTGTATTCATAGCCGTCGTTCTTGCCCTTAAATCTTTCGAAATTAAGCTTGAAGTTCAGGCCGGTCATAGGTATTCTTTTTTTCCTTCCTTCTTTCTCTCTGGTTGGTTCTCTCTTTTGTTCGTTCTCTTCTCTTGTCTTTGCCATGATATTTATTTCCTTTTATTTTCTTGGTATATGATTAATCGAAATACATCGTTTCTGATTCGTTAAAATACTGCTCGACATATTCTTCAACGGTAAAATTTGCGCTTTCTTTCAAGCGCATACATTCCGCCTTGGCATCTGCAGGAAGATCGGAAAATCCCTTTTTCCCAGGGGGAGCTGTGGTCGTAGTCGTGTTCGGCTCTACATGGCCGCTTTCATTTCTGCGCGGATTTTCAAAATGAGAAGGAAAGACAGCCTTTACCCGCTCCATGATTTTTTCAAAAACTTCAGGAGTTCCACCTTTTAACTGCGGGTTATTTTTTAAGATGTTGTCTTCCATCTTTCTGGCAAAATCGGTCATCTCCTGATTGGGGCCGAACCAATCTTTATTGTCCTCTAAAAAATCCTGAACGGCTTCAGGCATATTCTCTGAAGTTTGTTCCTGATTCTCTTGGGTTTCTTCCGTAGAAGTTTCTTTTTCAGCCTGGGTGGTCTTATCGTTAGGGTCTGGTTCTTGAGGTTTATTAAATTCTTCTGTGACCTCGGCTTCTTGCTGTTCTATCGCGTCGTAAGCTTCAACGTCTCCTTCTTCTACGGCCTGACGTTTTTGTGCCGCAAAATCTTTCATTGCTTTGTCATAGGCATGTTTACGGACACGCTCACGATCGGATTTATGGTACTTCTTAAAATCGTCAAGCCCTTGTTTTAGGGTTTCAACGGTTTCGGTAAGCTCTTTGTTTTTGGCCTCGAATTTCTTTAGCTGGGCTTTATTTATAGGCAGTAAGGTTTCAGCCCTTTCAACGAACGTCTTGGCGTCTACCCATTTATCAGGGTCGCCTTTAAACCGTTCCTTGGGTATATGGCCCATTTCCCGGGCCCTGGCTTCATAGTCCTGCTCTTCGTCGGTCTTGGCCGCCGGTGTTGATGTCGGTGTCGGTGTCTGGGTTTCCTGCTCTCCAGGAGTAGGATTCTCGTCCAGGCCGAAGTCGATCTCGCTAAATTCTTCGGTAAATGCAAGGCCGGGATCCGGCGGCGTCCCTTGGTCAGTTTTAGTTTCTACGGTTTCCTTGGTTGGCGTTGGCATTATCTTATTTCCTCGCTATTGGTTGGATTCAGTAGACCGTAAATGCGAATATCTGCCGTCCCCTGCATTATCCGGCTGATCTGAGGCGGCATATGTTTTTTCCTCTGGTTCCTGATCCAAGATGGTGATAACGTCCTTATCTGTGATTATCTGGTAAATACTGCCGTCCATGCTTTGTTCTTTCAGGATGAACTCACCGGCATATTTGGCGATTCTTACCCTGTCTCCCAGCTTGGGGATTCTTCCTTTCCAATCTTCGAAAGCATTTCCGCCGATGGCTACAAGGGTGACATTTGAGGTTTGCTTTTGCTCTTTTTCAACTACATGGGCAGGCATAAATATTCCGCCAGGGCTTACCTGCTCGATGTCGTCATTTTTAACAATGAGCTTATATTCCACAGGCTCTTGACCGCTCCTGTTTTCAGGGCTGGAGACTGCTTTTTGAGGGACAAGGCTTTTATCTTTTGGTGTAAATTCTCGACAAAATTCGTCCGGATAAACCTCCGGGAAAGGAGGCGGATTAAAACAACAAAATGACTTTGCATCCTCATATTGAACATATTTAAGGAACCAAACACAGTTTTCACATTGCATTGTTTTCTTCCTCTCTCTTTTCTGGATCTACGGTTTTAACTAAAAATATTTCCTCTAAGCCTTTAATAATTCCCACACAAAAAGAGGTATCCAGGGCCGTGCGGCCAACGGAATCTTTGCTTTCAGATGACAATGGAATTGTTTCTCCATTACATAAACCTCGTTTGATGTTTTCCAATTTCTCCGAAATACGTTTAAGAACTTCCTTGCTGACTGGGTGTTCCTTCCATTCCCGTAGATCCTGCTTGGTTATTTCCATTTACCTTATCTCCCTGTCTTCTCTGTTCTCTCTGACCTGCTACCTTGATTTGCTCTTTTACAGAATCGTAAAAGCCTTTTACTTCTGACAAATATACTTGTAACTGAGGACCAGCCTCCGCGGCCTCTGCATCTGCAAAGGCTTTAACTGCGTCCGCTTGCAGTTTGGTTATCTTTGCGGCGATCTCGTCTATCTGGGCAATCTTCACCAGGGCTTCAAGCTCCAGTTCCATCTCTTTAATTTCATTCTCTTGAGCTTTAAGCTGGAGTTTGCCTTGTTCAATAACGAGTTTAGGGTCCGGCACGGGTTCTTGTTCCGGAAGCATTAATTTCTCTGGGTCTGGAACATCTGCGGCATGTATCATCCGGGATGTGATTTCATCTTCATTTACCCGTGGCCGGCCGCTTACGGTTTCATTTAAAAACTGAGCTTTTGCCAGCCGTTGAATTTCTGTGCTGATAGAGGGATCCGCGGTGGGCATGACGTCCAGATCTTCGCGGTTATAATCCTTCCGGGCGATCGCGGTAGATTCATCGGCATCAAGGACGGTAAAGTATGCTCTTTCTTCCAGGTAAATGCTGTTTAGGTTGTAAAGCTGTTTAAGCTCTTGCCCGAAAGATCGATATACTCTTTTATAAATGGCACCGAATACCTTTAATCCCTGTTCAATCATGGCAAGGATAGTTGTTGCCGGTATGTTTGCACCTGGACTTGAGCCGGTCATGATGTCTTTTACGCTGGAGATTTCTTTGCCAGCTTCTATTAGCAGGCCCAGCATTAAAAACAGTACGTTTGAAGGTTCTTTGGTGGGTAAAGGCAGGATTTTATCGCGCAAGTTTCCTTGTAAAGAGGAAGTCTCTGTCTTTTTCCATTCTCCAGGCTTAAAGCTTGCAACTCCGGTTTTTTGTCTGATGGACCGATCTATCCAGCCTGACTGCATATTGCTCAGGGTGCCGGCATCTAACAGCCGGTTTATTGTGCTGTTAATCGCTTCATTTAAGGGATAAAGCAGGGAACCAAAGCCGATATCGTATATGGAGCCGTCCAGGGCCGGGATAAAGCCGTATTTTGTAAAATATTGGCTTGGAATGATCTTTACGAGTTCACCCTTGTCGTTGGTTTTTATATTTTTTTTCTCAAAACGAGGGATAATTCTTACGACCTTGGCAGATTCTTTGTGGACAGTGACTATATAAGGCTCTGCGTACCCATCGCCGTCAAGATCAAGAAAGCGGTGTTGTTCTAAAAATAAATTAACCACGTCGGATTCGTCGGGTTTTTCTTCGTCACTGGACACCATAAGCTCGACGTCCAGCCATTTGCCGCTGGCAATTCTTTCGTAAATGTCGTTCTGATAATAATTGACAAGGTGAGTTATCCTTCGGACAGATTTCATGTTCTCGGCGCCGTAATGGATAACTACATCGTCAGGGAGGCATAGCTGTGAGACATTAATTTTATCGATAGGATCGAAATAGGTTTTTTTAAATGCCAAGCCAGTAACTGGTAAAACATGTAAAAGCCGATCAAAATCAACCTCCCAGTCTTGCATTTCAAACCGGAGCTGATAACTCATGTGCTGAGATATCCGCTGGCCTCTTTCTTTTTTGGCATTGTCGGGATCTTTACCGACGACCATATATTTTACCGGCTGATCGCCTTTAACGATTTCAGGGTATGCACGGGAGGCAAACTGTATTGCGGCAACGGTAATAAGCGGATATTTGACTGAAGAGGCCCCAGGCCAAGGGTCGTTCTTAGGCTCTAATATCAGCTTGGCCAGCCGCATAGCTTCTTTATTTAGCTCTTTCCATTCACTCCTACTTTCTTCGTCCAGGTCGTATTCTCTTACTACCTTCTGGCCAATATCAGCCAGCTCCTGGTCACTTAAATGTACCGCGACGTTATGGTGCGGGATGCCGTCACCCTTGGGATCTAAGATCATATTTACCCATTTGATAGCATTTTTCTTTTTATCAACATCAGCGGTGTAATTGAGCTTTTCGATATATTTCATCGTTAACCTTCCTCAAGTTCATTCCGGAGGTCTTCTTCAAGCATTTTTGATTTGATAAGGTCGATATCTTTTTGGAGAGTGTCGATTTTGTTGTCGATGGTGATAAACCAATTACGCATATGCTTATTGACATGCTTTAAAATGAGGTCGATTTTGTCTTGGATGGTCATTGTTCCCTCATGAATAGGGCATAAAAAAAGGCCGATATCCCTATGCCCGTGCACGGATACCGGCCTTGTTTTTAATTTAATCTTTCGCCAGGGGAGCTACCCCCAGCTTAAGAACCCTAAATTTTATTTATTTGTTTTCTTGCTCCCTTGCTTAGCTTTTTTGAGCTCGTTCAGCTCTGCTCTCAGCTCTTTTACATCGTTTTCCAGTTTTATAATTCTTTTTGTTTGTTCATTGTTCTGCATCTTTTACCTCCTTGTCAATGTTTTTTTCTCATTGGTTTAATACCCTCCCACCTTAGACCTACCACGGTCATAATTATATTCTTCGTGTCTTCGATATTCGTCAGACTCTAAATCTACGGGCTTATTATGCGCAATCTCCATCCCTGAACCATAGAGATACCTGGTGTCGTCCATAAGATGATCGTTTGCTTTAACAATCTTGCCTTTCTCGTCTCTGCGGTAAATTCGAAATTCATCAAGCCAGTTCTGTAAAGTGCTAAAGACTTTAAGCTTTCCCGTGCTTAATCCTGTCCAGACTCTATAGATACCAGCTTCAACAGCATTTTCAGCCAAAGACAGGTTTAAGCCAAGGTTGATATAATCATCTACCAGCCTTTCACCGTCTTTCTGGCTTCTTCCCCTGGCCGCAGGATCTATCACGCCGGGGATCCAGTCACCGCGGCCTTTGATTGCTTCTGCATGGATAGGTGGCTTTTCATGGGCCATGTAATGTTCTGAATAAAGATAGGTAATATCTGAATTTCTATCCTTTGCGCCCCATAATGCGGCTGTACGATCCCAGCCAACATCCAAAGCATAAGCCCTGGGCCAGTAGATCGGAATTTCAAAAGGATCGACGATAATCTTTTCCTCTGCTATGGGGTAGATCGCCCCGGCGCCGAGGTGCGGGACACCCTGAGACCGTGCTTTTTTAAGGTGAGGCTCCATGTTGGCCAGTTGTCTGGCCTTATCTTCTTCAGTTAAATGCGGCGCATCGTTCCAGTCTGCCCGGATGACAAAGTTTGTTTCCATCTCCTTGGGCTCTTTGCCTCCTGGCATAAACATTAATACCACGGGAGTTAAGCCCATCAGCGGGGTGAATGTAAGTAAAATATGACCCTGGGTGGTCATTGTACGCATTTCACATTCGCCCCAGATGTCCATGGGACATTCTTCATCAAGCCAGATGATGTCCTTTGCAGTTCCCTGAAAGGATTTACGCTTTTGGTCATAAGATTTAAATCCCAGGCGACTATTGCCAAGCCCTGATTTATGACGGACGATGACCGATTCTACTGCGTCAGGGACGGAGCCCGCCTTTTTGTTGATATCAACTATGCATTCCCCGGGGATTAAGCCAGTTCCCCAGGCCCCAGGGGGACCGAGCAGGATTTCTTGAGCGATATCCCGGACAGTCTGGGAAGTATCGCCGCCAGCCCAGGCGGAAATAGGCTTTAAAAATCGTTTTCCTTTCCACCATTCTGGATACCAGCCACATAGGTGAGTGGCCATCTCATATCCGCCAAGAAGGGATTTTCCTACCCTGTTAGCGGCAACGATAGCCCTTACATGATATTTTTCGCCGGCTTCAATAAAAGCCATGTGCTTGGGGTAATTATGACGGGATAGGGGGCCTTCTTCAGGGAATAATTGCAGTATGCGGCGGGAGTCTCGGCGTCGTTTCTGTTCTTTTAATAGACAGAAAAGTTGTTTTTTCGGTGAGAGGGTTTCTAATCTGCTCAGTGTAATACCTCCCCCTGCATGTCCTCGATTCTTTTATCAAGATCGTCGTCGGGGATATCTTTCAGCTCTTGTTCAAGATCTCCGACCAGGATCTTATCTGTAAAATCGGCATTTGACTTACCAAGCAGTTCAGAAGCTTTAAGCCTGTTTTTCATATTTTCCTTAGGATTATTCATGGTTTCAGACCAGAATTGCTGTCT